GATTGTCTCCCGGAGTGCAACTCCTCACACATGTTCACCCCATGTGTGGGTCTTACACTCCTAAGAGTGCCAATCTTTGGGCATTATCACCCTCTCCACCCTTTTAAGTTGGATCAATATGAGCAGAGTTAAAGAACATTTAACAACGGAGGGCTAAAATCTCCCAACAATCCCCGTTTCAATCTCTCGATAAACGGTTTGGACATAGTTGGAAGGACCTAAAACCTTAGAACAAAGATCTTAGGCCGTCGCAGTTGTGAGCTGCGCAGGGCCGACGAAAAACATGAGCTCGTAATCATCAGCTGGTTGGCGTTGATAGCGCATTGTGTACGTAGCGCTGCTAACAACCCCGGAAGCACGAATAGACAAAGATGATGTGCGTGTCTGAGAATGTGCCGAATTGGTCGTGGTAGTAATCACATATTTGAGCGGAATCATTGGAACACATTGCCAAGGGGGCAACAAGTGCTTAAATATAACGCTTCCTCCAAGCATAAAGTCACCATTGAACGGAACATTGCTGGCGGCGGCCGTCGTATCAGCGCCAAACATGCCGACTTGATCGGCGGCTTTGACATTCGCGGTCCAAAGTCCACGATCCTCATGTGCTACAACTGCAACATGAGTAATGATGGTTCTGACGTGCATTGAACCACGAAAGAACCGGTAATACGGTGCTAGGAGGCCAAGAAAATCACGGGTCCGCACGGAGGAAAGGCCAGTTGAGAGAGTCGCGCCCATTACAAATGGATTAAAGTACTGCGGGACTATATTACCACTTCCGTCACCACTTGGAGCATTATACGTAATGCACGTCACAAGATTTTGCGGAACTTTGATCAGCTGCCGCAGAGACATCATTTTCTCTCCTACACAGAGCTGTGAAGTGTCTATTTGTTGACCGGTCAACTGCGCGTCAGACAGGGTTGAGACTTTGACTAGGCCTCGAGTCTCTCCCGACTGAGCAACGGTGGGCAAGGAGTCAAACACCGTGGCCGGTTGTAAGAACTCCGCTCCTTCACCCATGGCAGACTCAACAATAATTTCTATGTTGTTGGCCACGGAGGCAGGAGCCTGAAGTGGGTTCACCACCAAGATCTGGAAGGATCCGTATGCACCATCCTCGTCTCCGACAGTGGTGTGTATGTACGGCAAGCGATGAGTAAAAGGGAGCTCGTACACTAGCTCATCCACACTGCCCAAATCCACAATGTCACGGTGCGCATACTCCGCTTGAGCTAGTGTCTGATTAACCAGCACACCAGGAAAGAACACAAACATCAACCTGCAAGTATGCATCTTCGTCTTAACAAACTTGAATCGAAAGCGAAAATTGCCTCTCCAATAACGAAACATTGCACCAAGCATATGGTAGGGCTTTGGATAACTAATCTCACCTGCTGTACGCGGGTAAACACTGAGAATTTTGTTCCAAAGGACGGCCCCGGCGGCAGTTGATGTGGGCAAAGTGAGGGTTGTATGGTAGCCAAACTTGGTGAGGAAGTAATCAATTGTCATCTCATCCTCTATTTTCCCTGTGAGCTTTGGCTCTATACGCAAACACGGTTTTATGCCCAGGGACAAGGGCATTGACACATCAGGCCCCTCAACATTTGAATTGTAAGGCATCTCGTAGGGCGTGATGATGCGCGGTGTCTCATCGATCAGAGGCCGAGAAAATCCAAAAGCAGATGCGACACGAGATGCACAACGTAAGGCCCATGACGTTGGCCCTGCGAATTCAGCAAGAACAGGAATGCCGGAGGCCAAACCAGCAATCTTTGCACCAGTGTCCAACATATCTGAGATCTTCGTCTTCTTAGCCTCTTTTTCCAACGGCAGAGATGTCTTCTTCACAAGCGGCTTTGTCTGTCCTGACTGGAATATATTTGGGGTCGGATTAAAGAACTCCAGATCATCCTCGTTCCAATGTCCGTACAAATTCCACCCCACAGTGTTGGTACCTGCTCCTGTTTGTAAAACCCCGTAAACTTTAACCATCAACTGACCCATTTGAGGAGAGCCCGCAATTGAGGGGACTAGGTCAATAAATGAAACAGGCAAGACAAACGGAATCCGCAATTCACAGGCAGTTTCACAAGCCAAGTCAAGATCAACTGATGGCCAAAAGCTCCAGCTCTCCGGAGCAGCTGCTCTGCCTGGAGCACTAGTATCCACATTATACATGGGATAAAATGCTAGTTTAAGGCGACCCTGCTGGAAAGGATTGGCTGTGGCCTGCAAGCGAAACGTGATCGATCCACGAACGCCCTGAAATCCATCCAATTTCTTCGTTATAATGCTAAGGGCCAGAAGATTTTCAGGAACGGATGCGTTGTAAAGAGCCGCTCCAAGGGCATCTGTTGTTGCCCAAGACCCCGAGGCCACCGCTACAGGACGCGATAAGGCCTTCTTAAGAGTCATAATAAACTCTGTGGTCATAGTCTGAATATACGGCGGTGCTGAGAATGTGGACACACGGTCATCATTCTTTTCAACAACTCCTGATCCAACAAAAGTCGTTGTTACGTCCTTCTGAGTGTCTTCTTGGACACGAACGTGAGCAACAGTGTCCGTAGTTGTAGTTCCGTGGGGCCCAAGTGCTATGGGCTCAGTAGCTGACGATCCAGCTGTTTCTTTTGATATACCGAGATTTTGAGCTGCGTTGCTACAGCCATACCTAACGCAATTGATGTGGCCGGTGTGGTTTTTGTGCTGAATAGCACAGAATTGCCTCCAAGATTTTAGACCACCCTCAAACTGTCTCTTGGAGTACCTTTTGGGTGACGATCCACCCCGGGCTGGCAAGCGCCCGTTTTTGTGGCAGTATATTTTAGTCCAGCTGCCAGGGACTGCACTTATAACGCCAGTCTCGCGCCCAGGTTTAACGCCTCGGGAGGGCGGAGTTAATTGCTATGGACGGTAATCCGCCTCGAGCTTACACGCTCGGGCTAACGCCTCAGACCAGGGCCATGCTGAATAAGGTCGACGCAAAGTATGACGCGCCGCCTTCTCCACTCGAGGAGCGAGTTCTAAATACTTACCTCGTCCATGGAAACTAATTTCCATGAGCGCGGTGTTAAAAGTGTTAGTCAGCTCATCAATCGTTGGATCCCGCTTATGCATCCAGCACATTGCATCAATAATGGCCTCCATCTGCAGTGCGCCAACGAATCGGCCCATTTCCCTCTCATAGCGGCATGTACGTTTAAGAAACACCAGTGCTTCATCTGTAAACTCTGAAGTTATCGGCTTCTTGTCTTCACGAGTGACCACCATGCCATAGGCCGCTGAAAACTCCGCGAACTTACGTGCATTCAAATACTTCTGGACAGAACGATGCACTGAAATCAGAAAGTCATCACCCATGGCCATTGCCACAACTTTTAGACTCCGCTGAAGATCCAGCACAGCAGATAAGTCCCTCAGCTGCCACTGAACCACCACATACGGCTTGCATTTTGAGTACCAAGAATTAAAGCAAGCCGTCAAGTAATTTCCACTAGGGTGGCCACAATAGACCGAATAAACAAAGCCCCACTGACTATTGTCACTGGCATTTATCATCTTGTGGTACATCGACACAACAAATGGATCCTCGGGCGTAGGTTCCTTCAACAACTCAGCTCTCACGGTCCTTGATACATGGACTGGATATGTAACGTGACGAGCATACTTGAAGTCCAGAGCCAACAACAATCTCACCTCATTGTCAGAAGAGGAACCATACCAGGCATTGGTGGCGTGGAAAATGGCGTCAAGAAGTTGGGGATGTTGACATAAATCAAAAGCTTTGGAGTCACCTCCAAAACAATCTTGCGAGCGCCGGAAGAGAAACCGACACATGTCATCAAACTCTTCAGAATAAGGATTCATGCCAATGACTATCCCATTCCGAATTTTATTTAACTGTGTCCAGGCACAGAATCCACCAAAGTACATCCGGCAAAGCACCAATTGCACAAAGGGGCCCGCAGCAAACACCCTAGTAGCAGCCTGAGCTACTTTTTCAAGTGGCCGGCGCTCATCCTTCAAGCAATCCATAGCCAGAAAAAGTGGACGAACACCATTCTGCAGTAATTTCTCTGCATGGTCAATGTCACGATACAGACGCTCCTTCAGCTCTGATGAGGCAAGCCAGGCCTTCTTCGTCGTCTTTCCCGACAGAACGTAAGGATAGCCTACAGATGTGGACAAATCAAGAGGTCGGAAAGGTGATCCCGGAATGCCATAAATGGCTTCCTCTAGGGTCATTTTCCTACACCAGAACTTAAGGTCAGCCACCTCAATACTTGAAGACTCTAGAACAATCTGGCGTACAAGACTACGCAAATTCTCCACTTTAGGATAAGCCTTCACAAGCGTTGGCATCTTCTCACGATTTAGGTGATACGGGCTGACCCAATGGCCATCTATCTTGCAGATGTCCAATTGAGCCGGGGCTGTAGATTGCTCAAACATATCTACGTGCGCCAATGGGCACAACTTGCTTCTCCCGGTCGCGTGAAAGGCCGGAACCACACCTTCAGTATAACCAGGAAAACACTGAGGAAAATTTGGATTGGTTGTCACATCAAGAGGCTTCATCATCTTCTCGCTTTCATCTTGATACGACAATAAGTGGATTTCAGGAAACAGCATTTTGAGCTCGTCAAGCTCACGCTCCACCCACTCTAGGAAAACAGGTGCTGCCCCTCCTATATAACCATTGCCGCACTTGTGAATACCAACCAAGTATTTGCCTTGGGACACAGAATCGGTCACCACCGGTAAACCACAGTGGCCCTGCATTGTGGTAATGCGGTATGAAATGTTTACTTCATTTGTATACTCATCATCCCCATAGCGGTAGCCACCAGCGTGAGTAGAGTTGATCATTCCCTCATTAGTGAATTGGAACCGCAAATTTTCATCATTAGCAGTCACGTCCGGAATCAATAGGCGGAGTTGAGAACGTGTTTGTAAATCAGACAAAGGAGGTATATACCGTCGAAAATCAGGAGCTTGTTGAACCCCAGTATTGTCCAGGTAAACCAACACCAAGTCAAAGTCACGCGTATCATCATCCACGTGGACTTTTTCAAAGCACTCAATTGGCACCTCTATGCGATTAGCCAACTTTCCAAATGGTTGTAAATACACAAACTCAGATCCGGCCTCTTCCGCCATTGATACAACCATGTCGCAAACATGGGCATTGACCAACGCAATCCGATCTACTAACATTTGAACATGACCAACAGCCCTCTCATCCTTCGGTTTGATAAAAATGTGGTAATTATGGCGTAAGAGTTTTATGCACTGCTTTTGCATGTCATCGCCGCCTTGTGGCTGATTGTCAGCTTTTGGTGTCTGACGGATTCCAGGATTTCTGAAAACTCCAAAACCACGACGAACAGCGGGAACTCGTGAACGTTGCTTAACCGGAATAGACTGCGATTCATTATCAGCGTCGCCCCACGCTCGAAGTCCTCCGTAAAGCGTTAAAGCAACTCCAAAAGCGGAGGCAGCGCCGACGACCCAAGGCCAATAGTCACGGAAAAAGACCCAAACTTTCCCAGCTCCATGCCGAATTTGATTTGACAATGTCTCAAACAGGCCCCGGAAGTAATTCCGATTAGTAAGTGCTGAAGCTTCCTCAATAGGAACTGCCTTGATCATACGAATCTCTTCATCAGGAATGCGAGCTTTCCAGTACGCATTGCTCGCCGTAACAATTTGAGGATGACACTGTACGCAAAATTCGTCCCACCCCACATTGTACCGATCTAGGAAGAGACGCAAAGCATTTTCTTTACTTTTGGTAGTCATATGAGAAACACCCCACAACTTGATTGATTCAAGATAGAACTCGAACAGGCGATAAAATTCCTTGGTTCGCAAAGCCTCATCCTGAAACCGCTCCTCCCAATAGCCTTGAGGCTTATTAATTGGTTCTACTGCGATGGTCGGTATCTGACACGTGCCTACAGCACGAGGCTTGCTTCCAGGCATTCCATGCTGGCGACGCTTAAAAAGGTCAGCCAGGCTCTGTCCCTCGGCAATCCTCTCTTGCAAATTCTCAGGCAACTGACCAGAAAACTTCAAGTTATTTCGATGCTCTTTCTCCAAAATCTCCTCCAACAATTGCGTTGGGGACATAGTACCTATCCTGACAGCTTGCCGTTGAGTAGTAATCTTATACCGAGTCAACTCATACACAGACATCTTATCTTCCCACGCGGGTAACGATGAAATGATAGCCAACAGGTCAGTATCAACATTGGACGACCCCAAAAATTCACTCTCACGCCTAAGCTCAGGCTGAAAGTCAAGAGCTATGAAGAAGTCGGGACGCCGAAGAACCGCATCCATACAGGCAATCGCCTCAGAATTAGGAACCTCAATGTTGCAACTCAATATGACAAACTTGCTTGTAAAATATGACGACCCTTTATCGTTCAAGTTCGCCATATGCAAGAGCGCCGGATTTCCATTGATTGCCCTCACTAAGTCCAATGCCGCAGACTCACCTCCAGCGACTTCCTTCTTCTGCAGGAAGTCATCAAAAATGCATACCGCTTGGTTTGCATAACCATCCCAAAATTCGGTCTCAGGAGTACGGTTGTAAATGTAAGATTCTATGTGCTTCTCAACCAGAGCATACTCCTCCTCACTAGTAGTTCTACGCAACCACTCTTTCGCCAACATCTTTGAAAACACAGTCTTTCCTTTTCCTGGTTTTCCATACAAAAACACGCAGACCGGCTCGGGACGCGTCGAAACAATGCCAGGATTAGAAGAAATGCACAAGTCACTTGCTTTAATAAGGCGAGTCAACAATGTCTGCAGTCTATTTTTAGCACCAGAATCATCCGTGATGGATCTAAGAAATTGATTCTTCACACGACCCTCATTTATGTATCCCATAATCCTCCCGAGAGTACCAGGAGAAGGCTGGATTGTGTGAG